TCTTGATACACGCTTTAATAAATTTATCTTCCTCCTCGGGGTTATCTTTTGGCATACTAGCATAACAAAGCCGGTACGCCTGAGAAATTAAATTGAGTGGATTTTCGGTCAATCGTAATAAAGTCACTTTCATAAAGTCTCCTATTTTATCTTGCGCCGACGTTTACGATATGCCGGACGCAAATAGTTTCTTAATATAAGAAAGAGCGGCAGCGCCTCTTCACAAAATTCTGTCGGCACGCCGCATCTTAACAAAGTTACATTTCCCTCTAAATCAAGCTTAAAGGAAATATCGGCATTATACTCTTCGCGCAGCTGGTTGACTAATATGCCAACCAGCCGCAAGCGTCTTTCTACTGCTTTCATTTTTGAATATCCTTTGGATTTTTCATTGAATCCGGTAAGCTGTCATAATATCCGGCCGCTTTTGCACGGTTCTCCCAGCAGGTATCGGCTACTTTAAACATATAAAGCATACCAACAATTACCATCACAAATAATGCTAGCAACATTATTACTTCTTTTAATTTATTCATTTTTTACTACCTCCATTATTTTATTTTTTGTTTCTTTATATTTTTATTATAGTAAATAAATTAGGGTTTGGCAACTGGGTTTTTTGAATAATTTTAAGGGGTGGGAGCTAGGTCATACTCTCACCCCTCTACTCTCGGAGCTATTGTTTTTGTTGAGCTATTAGGAGTAGCACTAAATAACCCAACAAATCCAGTATAGTGTCTTCTTGAAATCTATTATCGCCGCGTTTAAGCCGTGATAACTTATCATCCAAGCGCACTAAAATTTGTTCAACCGGGGTTGCCTTACTAAATACCCGTATCGGGTCTAAAGCGCTATTTCCATAACTGCGATTCTTTTCTTTTAGCATATTAGCCACGCCACGAGTAATTGCATCAACCCGGTCATCAAATGAAATCGGCTTACCATACCGATTCCCAACCCTCACAACTTCTTCTTTATTTGATTTTTTGCGCGACGCCATTTTTTAACTCCTCATAAATTTTAGAATTATCTTTTAAAAATTGCAAGACCGCCGAGCGCCCCTGTAATTTTAACGGTTCATCGTTTTCGTCCGTCATTATCTCCCCGGTAGTTGGGTCAACAATTTCAAACCAAGAACCGGACTTGCTAATGATGTCCATCTTTATACATAAATCAGCTAAATCTGCGATATGCTCAATTCCTTTTTCATAATCAAGTACATAATGCCCCGACTTGCGGTTCGGCTTGCATACGCGCGTTTTAGCTAAAGAAACCATAACCATATGACCAGCAGGGTCGCTATAAGATTTATTTTGCTCGCTTCCATCTTTAGCTATAAGCGCCCCCTTTTGAAATTGTAAGCGCAAATCAAGGGCGTGCTTATAAGAACGGCCTCCGGGCGTTTTAGTGCTGGGAAACATAGCCCCAACATTATCGCGCAACTGGTTGATACATAATAAACAGCAACCGACTCTCCCGGTAATAGGGCGAATTTTATTTACAAATTTTCTCATCGGGTCTGCCACCCCGCAAAATTGCTTATCCTCTACACTTCCTTCCATTTCTTTACGGCTCATTAAACTTCCAATGGAATCTAAAACGATAAGCCCGATTTCTCCAGTTTCTGCCGCAGCTATTGCCACCTCTAAAATATCTTCCGCCGCCATATTTACGGGGGTAAATACTTTAAGAGATTTTACATCCACCCCAAGCTGCCCAGCCCAACTATCATCTAATTGGTTTTCGGCATCAATCCACATCACCTTCAGTGGTTCCCCCTTCTTACCGGCTTCCTGTTTGAAAATCTTTTGGGCATTTGCCACAATATCAAGGGCCGTAGTTGTTTTTCCTCCGCCTTCTTCCCCAAAAAATTCTACAATTCCTTCACGGGGTATTCCGCCATAGGTCATATAGTTTAAACGCATTGAAGAAAATGGGATTTTTTCCCTATGAAATTCCGGCAATCCATCTGTGATAATTTGCTGTTTAAATTTTTTGTTCACTTCTGCCATTAAAGAATCAAGTTTACTCATCTATTATCCTCCGGAACATTCTGCTCGCCCATACGGCGTGAAATCACTTTTTTAGCGCTTTGCAATAACTCAAGCGCCATTTCCATTTTGCCGCGAATAATTTTATAAGCGCGGGAATAAATAACCCGTACGGCTTCTTCCTCATTTACTTTTGTTTCGGCATAATTTGTTTTATCGGCCACCGTTCCCGCCGCATTATTAAAATGCTTTGAGAATTCCAGCTGTCGGGCAAACTTTGCCACATCCTCTTGAAGCCCAACATATTCCTGACCAGCCCCGCCAAAATAAATGAGCAAAGGCAATTTTAAAACGATACGGTCTAACTCTGCGCTCGTAAGTTCGTTATCTTTTTCATCAAATAAAACCACCCTAATTCCATCAAGTAGTTTATCCAATTCGCTGCAATACTTATCTACCACCGCTTGCACCATTTTATGAATTTGTACGGTGGCGACCTCAACTTCGTTTGCGCCCTTTTTTACGCGGGCATAATCGCAATCAATCAAATTTAATTTTGCCATAATTATATCCACCCGTTTTGCTTATTTCTGTAAATATCCGCTGTAATAAATGAAGACTCAAAGTCATCGCCATTAAAACAGGGAATTAAATTCACTCTTAACTTATGGGACAATATCTCAAAGCCAAACTGGCTATCCGTAACGCTAAAAGAGCATTCGCCGTTTATCTTTGCTTCCACTAAGTCGTGAACCGGATAAAACTTAATCTTATCATAATCAATATACCAAACCAAAAAACCAGCATAAATACCCTTATTGCCCATAAAAGCTTTATACATACCGTTTTCCTGATTGGGACGAATATGAGATTTAAAGTTTAAAGTTTTTCCGTGAACTGCCTTGCACTCAAGCATAAGCATAACCGGATATCTATAAGCAATAAAATCGCACGGGTTATTTACCCCCGCAAAACCTCCCATAGAATCCTGAAGGCGTAATACAAAATAGCCCTGCTTATCAAGTGCTTCCTTTACGTTCTTTTCAAAAGATTTTCCTCTATTTGTTTTCATTTTACGTTCATCCTACACTTCAAACTATAACCGCAATAGGCGCAAACCTTTTCATTCTTGCAAGCCGCCGGCAAAATATCATCTTTTACGCATCCCTCAACGTACATTATTTTATCCTTGATATCCTGCCTCATCTTCTCACTAACATCAAACAAAAAGGTCTTCTTTGTACAAGTATCACGATTTTCATAAAGAAATATAATTTTAGATAGCCCGAGCAACAACGAATAACAAGTAGCTTGCGCATAATGCTTTTCATCCACCCCAAAACGGGAAGTAAATTTAAAAGTGCTCTCCGTCTTAATTTCAAGTACATAGTATTCCTTTCCTATTCGCAAAATGCCATCGCACATAAATGACATATCATATATACGATTATAGCACTTTGTTTCCGGGCCTCTCTTTCCAACCACCTCGGTTCCGGCTGGTTTAAATTTCTTTATAAATTCCGCCACATCAATATAATCACAATCATATCCCCTTTTTCGCATAGCCATAATAGCTTTTTGAATACGGACGTGGCGGTCCGTTCCGCTTTGGGCGACCCCGACCAGCGAGGATGAAACTGGTACGGGGTCAATAGCGGTCCCTCTGCGGTAATAAAACATTTGCCTAGGACAATTTAACGAGGACGGTTTATAATTTTTAGAAGGGATTTTTTGCGTACCTTCCCCCTCTTGAATAGTGAGTTCCAGCTGTTTCAAAAAGCGCTGCTCTACACTAATCTCTCCGCCCTTTTTAATTGCCTGATGCAATGCTTTAAGGTTCATTAAATAGCCGCCTCGGGAGAAACTTCATTCTCTTCAAGCTGCGTAGAAAGCACTTGCACGGTATTACCGAAGGATACCCGCACGGCTTCCGGTTTGCCATAATCAAGACTAACTGCATCATCCGGGTTTACTGATAACATATCCCGAAGACTTTGAATATCTAAGGTAACGGCAAAGGGGTCAACCTTTCCTTCCGTTTTCAATAGCTCGCTGGCTGCCCCGTGTAAGTCGGCTACAATAACGCCATTTTCGCCAAAATTAAACGATACGCCGTTTTTATCGTATGCCCCTATAAAGAGCCCCACGCGGTCTAAAACATTTGTTAAAGCCGTTTTATTGAGTTTTACGTTGCTTTTAAATTCGCTAGCAACGAACTCGCTAATGCTTTCAATGGGATAATCATCTAACTCCGGCATACAAACACCACAAACCGCTAAACCTTTACCAGTGATAACCAATTTATTTTCAAATAAATGAAATTTCACTTTCTCGCTATTGATTAAAGTTGCCAACGCCATCAAGGCATTACTTAACAACAACGGTTTTTGAGTGATAACTTTTTTCGTGAAAGTGGCTTTAGCAGCGGTCGCAGTTACTACACCGTTTTTATCTAAATAAAAGCCGGTAAATACGCGTTCCGCATTATTTGTGGCAATAGTAGTTTTACCAATGCTATAAATTTCTTTAAAATCTTTAGCATCAATTTCTCCCAATTCCTCTACGCCCTGCAAACCTTTTAAGGTTACGTGCGGAATAGAAACTAAATCTCCTTCCTCATCACTGGAAAGCGGGAAAGTGTAAGTACCATTTCCTTTAACCTTGAGAACATTCTTTTCTAGGGTTAAATTGATAAACTCACTGGTCGTTTTAAGTACCAACTTAGAAAACATATCAGCCGATACGCAAAACGCCGCCGGGTCCACTACCTCTTCCGGTTTATCAAACACCGTTAAAAAGTTTTCTCCATCCGTAGTGGTTAAGCAAAGATACCCGTCATCTACTTCTACGCCCATTAACTGCGTTAGTGGCATAGCTTTATCATTGCCCACGCCCTTCACTGCCTTATTCATCATATCCTGCAATACTGCCGTTTTGATTTTTAATTGCATCTGTACTTCCTCCTATTATTTTTTAATTAAATCATAAAACTCACTACGAGTTTCTGCCTTTTCTTTAAACACCCCGGAAAGGTTAGCAGTACGAGTTTTAGAACCCATACTGCGAATGCCACGCGCCGTCATACAGCTATGCTCTCCCTCAATTACTACCGCAATATCGTCGGTTTTTAGAATCTTTTTAAGCACATCCAAAATATCCGAACCAATACGCTCTTGAAGTTGCAAGCGCTTTCCTACCATAGTCACCACGCGAGAAATCTTGGATAAACCAATCACGCGGTCTTTTGGAAGATAGGCAATATGCGCGTGCATATTATACATCAACATTAGGTGGTGCTCACAAAAACTAAATAAAGGAATATCCTTTACTACCACCATATTGCCGCCGGCGGCTTCTTCAAAGCACTTATCGTACTTTTGGGCGATTTCGTCATTTGTATAACGCATTCCTTCAAATAATTCGCAGGCCGCCTTTGCCACCCGTTTCGGGGTTTCCAGTAATCCGGGACGGTTTGGGTCATCGCCTAATTCAATCAATAAAGCCCGAATAAGCTCTTCAATTTTTGGTTTGTTAAATTCTGCTTTCATTTTATACTCCTCTTTTATCCGGCGGCCAAATATATTTATGTATCTGTAATTGAAGCCGGACACGTTCTTCGTATTCTTTTTTATGTAACGTGGTCTCATAGCCGGCTGCTTGCAATTTATACAAATCAGCCGGGTAAATATCCTCAAAGCAACTGGATAAAAATACCTGATATTTAGGATGATTAAAACAGCCCTTTGAAGTTAGTTCGTGTTCCCACACCTCTAAAAACTCTTGAAAATCTTGCTCGCTGCCAATTACAAATTTCACGGCATCTTGTTTGCGCAAGTAAGAAAAATTATCCATCAGCGTAGTGGGGCGGTTATTACTTGACCTTGATTTATAATCCATCATAATAGTCAAGTTTTCACGGCCGGAAATCCGGTATAAATCCTTAATTGATAAAGAACCGTTTGTTTCTAAATTAACGTGATAACCTTTATTTAATAAAAATTTAATAAATTCAATTATCCCGCTGCGAAATAACGGCTCACCGCCGGTTAGCGTAACATTATGAAATTTAATCTGCTGCATAATTTGCGCCGGGGTCATCAAGGTTGTTTCCCGATTGATTCCTAAGGCATATTTTGAATCACACCATTTGCAAGCAAGGTTACAGCCAGAAAAACGAATAAAGGTCGTTAATTTTCCTGCCTGCACCCCTTCGCCTTCAATGCTATGATAAATTTCATTTACATTGAATACGGTTTCTTCTAATTTAATTTTCTCGGTCATAAATTACAAGACTCCCACTTTGCTCCCATATTTGAACCCGGAAACAATACGGGTGAAGTAACTCACAAATATAAGCCGCTAAGTTTTCGGCGGTTGGGTTAAAATCAACGATATCATTTAGATTTTTATGGTCAAGGGCATCTACCACTTTTTTCTTAATATGGGTAAAATCCATCACCATACCGTTTTCATCTAACTTTTCGGCTTTTAACCATACTTTTACTTTCCAATTATGACCGTGAAGGTTGCTACACTTACTTTCATAATTTAGGTTTAAATGATGCGCTGCACTAATTTCCAAGTCTTTTACTATCGTGTACATTATTTTGTCTCCTTTCTTTTTAAATACTCTTCCAAACCCCGGTTACGTAATTTGCAAGCGGGGCATTCTCCGCATCCACCTTCAACCCCGTTATAACAGGTATGCGTATGGTCACGGACAAATTCTAATTTTCCCATTTTATCCGCCATTTCCCACTCATCCGCCTTAGTTAACCACATCATTGGCGTATGAATACGAAATTGGTAATCCATAGCCAAGTTCAAGGTTACGTTTAACGATTTGATAAAAATATCTCTGCAATCGGGGTAACCACTAAAATCGGTTTCGCAGACCCCTGTCACAATATCGTGTATTCCTAATCTTTTAGCGAAAATCGCGGCATACGTTAAAAACAGCATATTACGCCCATCTACAAAGGTAGAGGGTAAATCTCCGTTTTTACCGGCTTTTACGGCGATTTCCGGGCGGGTTAAAGCGTTCTCGGCCAGGTCGTTTAATTCCTTTACACTAACCACATCCGCTTGAACTCCTAATTCATTGGCAATCCATAGGGCGTGCTCAATTTCCACTTTGTGGCGCTGACCATAATTGAAAATCAGTGCCCGGACATTTTCTGCCCCACGAACTTCAATTTCTTTTAGCAGGCAGGTTGTACTATCTTGCCCGCCGCTGAATACTACCATACTTTTATTGTTTTCCATCATTATTATTCTCCTTTACTTCTTAAATAAAACTCTTACTTGACGAACCTGCTGCCGTTCCATTTTTTCAATCTCGTCCTTAAAAAATGCCGCATTATAATAAATACGTTTATCCCTATTATTTTTTAAATCCTCAAAGGTAAAACCATACTTACCCAAAACCGCTTTTTCAACCGCTGCCAACTGCCCAGCAGGAAAACGGTTTTTATAATACATATCCCGGTCGGCCTGCTGCTCACTTACAATAATGTTTCCGTATTGAGTTCTAATAGAACCATAACTTGCCATTTTTACCCAAGCGGCACTATCACTGCTATACACTGGATATTTTTTTAATAAATCAAAATCGCTTACTCCAAAGGCGTGAATCTTGATATTGGGATTAGGGGATGCTTTAACAATATGAAATGCCCTTTCTAAAAATAAATCACGTTCTAAACTAGATTTACCTACCAACCCGCCGAAGGCCATATATTTCATATTTGTTTCTTTAAGCATTCTTTCCAACAAATCAAAGGGTTCCCCGTAATGGAAAGTGTACAAAAGTCCGTCCGGATTTGTCAAGCGAGATTTCATATAGAAGTAATTATCAATGGTTCCTTCAGCGGCAGCACGAATTTCATCCCGGTTTGGTTTTACACCAAACTTACCCGGAATCTTATCTACTTGCCCAAAAAGATTTATACAATCGGCATTTTCATTTAACCAAGAAATATAATCATCTACGTTCACTTCGGCGCCCTTAGTCCACATTGAAAAAGCCCCGCTATCAATAAACAATTTTCCGGGAGCACCTAATTGCATCCAGGGAGCGTCCTTTTTTAAGGTTTTGATAAATTCGGGGTCTTTGCGATATTGCCGCAAATTATTGATAGTTTTATCAATAATTTTACGCTGTAAATGAAAGCTGGCTAATTCATTATGATGAAAAACCCGCACTGCCTCACTAAAGTATTTTGACCCGGAAATTCCGGCAAAATAAAAATCAAAATTTTGCATTTTTCTCTCCTTAAATTTTTACGGTTGGACCGTTCCACGCGCGCATCACTTCGCAATCGCATTTCATAGGCACGCAAAGAATATCTGCCGCCTTCTTCATATTTTCGCTAATTATAGCGCACGCCTCTTTAGCATTTTCTTCGGGCACTTGACTGATTGTTTCATCGTGTACCCATAGGCAAATTCTAGCACCTAATTTCTTTAAGCGTGGGTCATTATAGCAAATTATACTTGCTTTTTTGGTCATATCGGCCGCGCTGCCTTGAATAACGCTGTTTACACATTGCCGGGTTGCTTCCATAATCTTATACGTATTATCAGCCACTTTATACCCTTTCTCCGCCCAACGCTTTTCTATAAAGATTCTAGCCGCCGCGCCCCGCGCTGATTTTAATTCACGTATGATACGATTTTTTTCAGCGGCGGGGACCTCTTTTATTTCCTGTTCCCCCGAACTAAAATCTAGTGGGTCAAAATCTGCCGACTTTGTACCGCCGTCAAGGTAAGAAATTTCATAAGCCGGTAACATCATATCCGGTAAGCGGCGCTTTCTTCCCCATATTGTTTTTACAAAGCCATTATCCCGAGCAAATTGCTGAGTATTATCTAAATACGCTTTTACCTTTGGGAAACGCTTAAAAAAGGTATCATAAAGATTTTTTGCCTCGTCAATGCTTATTTTTAAGTCCTCCGCAATGCTGGGAGCTTCTTTACTATACATAATACCCAACACAATCGCTTTCATCATACCGCGCAAGCGTTTTCCTTCTTTATTTAAACTTCCATCTGGAAAATGCTCCAAACAATCCTCATAACTACGATGAAAGACTAAAGAAGACATTTGCGCATACAAATCCTTTCCTTCCCGATATGCTTGAATTAAATGCTCGTCTCCACTTACGTGCGCCAAAATACGTGGCTCCTGCTGGGAATAGTCACAACTAATTAAAACATATCCGGGGTCAGCAACGAACATCGTACGAATTTCGCTTGACTCCCCGCGTGCCGGGATATTTTGCATATTCGGTTCATTACTGGACATCCGCCCGGTAACCGTGCCGTATTGATTAAAATGACAATGAACTTTTCCGGTCTTTTTGTTGCGCACATCCGGCATCTTGTCAATATAAGTACCTAATAATTTTTTAAGACCGCGTAATTCCAAAATACAGGCAACCAACCCGGTCGGGTCTTTTAATTTTTCTAAAATCTTTTCACCTGTCCCGCGTTCTTCCTTTTTACTCGGGTTTTTTATACCCATAATATCATACAATAATACTGCCACTTGCGCGGGGCTGGTCAGGTTTATCGGCTCATCCAATTTAACCCCCCTTTGCCCCGACTTTAATTGCCCGGTACGGTATTCGGCAATTTTAGATTCAAGCGGCTTCATAATATCGCTTATTTTGGCCTCTATTTCGCGCAATTTCGCCTCATATTTCGCCTTTAACCGAGATTGAGTGCCCATATCAAGGGCAATACCAAAATCTTCGGTATCGGCCATTATAGGCAAAAGGGGCATCTCGTTATTGATAAAGGCATCATAACAAGAAGCTAATTCGTCATTCTCCGGGTTTAGATATTGTTTTTGAAATTCATAAAGTTCCCACGTAATAAGCGGGTCTCTTGCCGCATACAAATAAGCGGTCTTAATAGGAATGAGCGGGAAGGGAACTCCCTTAAATAATGAATCAAATTTATAATCGTCCTTTCCATCATTACAGTATTTTGAGTGCAAACTCTTTAAATGATGCGGCTCGTTTTCGTCCAAAATACACGCTGCAATCATTGTATCCCAATCGCAGTGAATTTTTACGCCCAACTGATTTTTTATAAACCGCATATCAAATTTTCCGTTGTGCATCACTATAAAATAGTCCGGGCCGCAAACTTCTTGCAAATACTTCGCCATTACTTCTAAAGAAATTTGATTTTTTGCCGGCATACCCGTGATATAGGAAATATGACCGACCGGAATATAAGCCGCTTTATAACCGGGCACGTACAAACAAACACCCGCCAAACTATCACTAATCGGGTCAAGGCCGGAAGTTTCGGTATCAATAGCAAACTTTTTAACCTGCTTTATTTGCGCAAAATAGCCCTTTAAAGCGTCCTCATCCCGGATTAGTAGGTAGTTATCCCGGAATTTACCTAATTGTGCTTCTACAAGCGTATTTGCTGCGGCAATAGTATCCGCAAGACTTCCGCCCCCGCCCCTGATTTTCATCGTGGGGCGGGTTATTGCGGGAGCCGCTACCTTACTTAAAGCCGCTTTATCGGCATTACGATTAGTACGCGGTTTGAATAGCATTAGAATCTACTCCGTCTTTTCGGTTTTGCTTCTTCTGCTGGTACTTCACGGGTGGAAGATTTATTAAAAGAAGATTTGCGCGCGGGTTTTTCTTCCTCGGCTTCCTCTTCTTCCTGCGGGAAATTCCCATTTTCAATAAATGCTTCCATCTCTTCGGCCGTCTTTTTTAAGATAGAACTATCTGTTGCCGGTAGTTCACCTTTAAAATCTGCCATTTGAGTTTCATCAACCCCGGAAACCATCAACGTATAAGTAGTTTTCATATCTCCGGGTTTGCCATTACGAATAATTGTAAAGCGGGTGCCTACAATTTCATCGCTGCTTACGTGTTCCAAAATGGGAAGGATATTTCTTTCATAGCCCAAGAAAGTGCGTTCCCATAATTTAACTTCATCCGTATTTTCATCCAGCAACAACAAAAATACTTTTTGCTGTTTTTTAATACCCGCATCACAAAAAGGACAATGACTGTCCGGGTTGCTCGGGTCTTTAAGACAATCCACCAAACGGCGGCGGTCGCCGATTTTAATTTCGTGAACACTATAAATATCTACGTCCTTTGTGCTGCTATAAAGGAATCTCACATTAGCTTCTTCTTTATCGTTTTTCAAGCTAAAGAAGTTCCCGTTTGTTGATGCCTTACGTGCTTCATCAATTGATACTTTTGCCATCTAACATTCTCCTTTATCCGTTGATTCTGTCCAACAAAGTCAAGCAGCGTTTCATCAAAGTCGGGTCAATAACGCATACTTGATAATTATAGGACATTCTAAAATGCTTCGGAAGTTCAACCATCCATTTTTTATCTTCTTCAAGAAGGTCAGTCTTTTTAAAAGTAAACTTCACTTTTGATTTTTGCATCCATACGTGTGCAAGATGCTTTTCGGCTTTATTTAAAATAGCCGTGTATTCCTTCTTAACTAAAAAAGTCCAACCGGCTGTTTCGGCGTGAGCTTTTAATTGATTTGCTAACTCGGCAGCCATAACGTGATTAGAATTTTCTTTTTTAGATTTTTCTTTTACCGGCTGTTTTGCGGATTTTTCAACCGGCTTAACTTCTTTTTTGATGGTCTCTTTTTTGGCTTGTTTAACGGCTTCCGTTTTTGTATCTTTCACTTCATCATACCAACGAAGAACCGTACTGGAACTTAATACTTTTTCGGTTCCGTCAGCTAAGCGTACCTTAACATTTTCCGGCGTCTTAGCCAATACTTCTACAATTTCACCGCTGCGGGTGGATTTCAGTTTTGTTCCTACGTTAATCATACTTCATTCTCCTTTCATCTTTCATTTTTTTATAATTTACTTCCTACATTTTTATTATAGTAAATAAATTAAGGTTTGGCAACTGGGTTTTTTGGAGTAAATAATTTTCTAGTATAGCGCTCCTCTAAAACCTTCTTAAAACAGCACGCGCCTATTCCCAACTCCTTCGCCTTTGCGGATTTCAAAACACGCCCGCAGCGACGGCAACGAATCTCTTTCTTGTGAGTAAAAAACCCTTTTAATTTTTGAAATATCTTTATCATAATATATTTGCCATTACTAGCTCAATAGCATTCTCCTCATCATATTTACCAGTCTTTATTCCCTGCTCTAAACCCTTTAAAAAGGTTAAAATTTTTTCAAGTGCCTCATTTTTAAAATGCCCGGAATTTTCTTTCGCCTTAAAATATAAAAATGGAGCTAGTCCTGTTCTTTCGGTTACCCCTTTTCCGCCAGGGTCACTTTGTGCAATTAAAACATTTCTAAAAGCGGTAAACAATAAGGATAAAACTTTTACCCCCGACTCCCCGCGTTGCTTTAATCGCTGCCAATGTTCTACAGCTAGGGCATCCCGCCGAACTAGTAAATCAACAAATTCAAAAACGGTATCATTAGAATCTTTACTAACCAACCCGCTAGAAACTGCCCCATCAAACGCGGCTACGGGAGAAGTAATTTTATTTATTTTTGCATACCGTGAAATTTTATCACATTCAAGCATAGCCCGCAAATAATCGCAGCTACAATAAGCCGCCAGTTCAGTCGCTTGCTCTTGTGTGCATTTAATTTTAGCAACAATATATTTGACTAATTGTTCCGGGGTAAGCCGTTCAAAATCAACAATACTATCCGCGAATAATTTACCAAATTTTAATCGTTTATCCAACTTGCCGAATTTAATGATAACAATACCAGGATAATTTTTAAGGGCATTTAAACACGCCCAAGCTTTTTCATCATCCAAAATTTTATCATCGTTTCGTACAATTAAAACAGCCGCCGCCCCTATGCGGGCATTCAGGCGATAGGCCCAAAGAGCCGAGAGACTATCAAAACTCTTAAATTTACCCCCTTTTTGCTCAATTATTTGATGTATATATACATCTTGTATGCCCGCTTCCTCCCCGGTTAAAATGAGTAAACCGGGAAGCTCTTTTTTTAGTATTAAATTTCTCAGCTCTAAAATGTTCATTTTTCCTCCCTTAAAATATCTCTAAGGTCAAGTAATAGGGTATCTATCACGTTTTGTTTATTAACGGCAAAAATATCTAATTCTGCCCACGCTTTAGAACTGCGCTTTAGTGCTTCAAAATAGCGCCCCTGCCGCGTTTTATCAAACTTTAGGAATAAAGATATATGCAATACCCATAAAAAGCGAATAAGGTTGAATTTTGTATTATCCTCGCCCTTTATATCAAGCCGCGTTCCAATTTTTAGTGTATTGGCTTGCGTTGCCTCCCCCACGTAATCAACTACAGAATTAGCATAATCGTAAAGGTCTTTCCATTGCTCCTTCATTTCTACAATCGCCGCCGCGTCCCCTAACGTAGATAAAAATGCTCGGGGAATATCTTTTAAAAATTTTTGTTCCTCTTCCCTAAGCCCGGAAATATACTCGCGTAATTCCCCTATGCTGTAAGGTTGCATTTCATAAACGAAAGCCCGCGACCTAATTGTTGGAAGGACATTTGTTAAATTTTGAACGGTTAAAATAAAATGAGCGTTTTTAGGTGGCTCTTCCATAACTTTTAACATAGCATTTCTTGCTTGCGGGCGCATAGCATCACAATCTTGAAAGACGTAAAATACACGACCTCCAAGTGCATAACTTTTATCAATCACTTCACGAACTGCCGCAACGCTATTATTTTCAACCCGAAACATTCCATCATTAGGAACATTCTTCCGGATATATTCAACCGCAGTCTTTTTACCACTTCCCCACCGCCCAGCTAAAACAATAAGCGCCGGAATTGTAGCGGGTTCTTTTGCCCACGAAGCGCAAAGGTCTTTTAATTTATCCTGCCCAATCATTTAATGCCCCCGGAGTATTTAATAAAAAATGCTTGAGTTAAAGCTAACGGTTCCGGGTCTCTTGAAATGCTTTGCTGCAAAACCATAGCCGCATCCAATAAACCTAAAGTATCATAATCATTTAAATCAATGCTATCAATCAAATCTTGATAATGATTAGGGATTCTGCCGTAATCCAATTTTCCAGTAACTTGATAAATACTTATATCAATCAAAAACACCACAAAGCTACGGACAAACTGCTTAATATCCATCCCGCTATTATAAATTTCGGTTAGCTTGTCTAAAAGGGCCTTTGTATTTTTCCCAACTAAAAAATTCAGCATTGATACTAAGGTTGTATAAGAAACCACCCCTAGCGCCTCGCTGATATTATTTACGGTCAATTCTTTCTTATACGAAAAACATTTGTCCATTAAAGAAATAGCATCCCGCATACCACCCTGAGCAATGCGTGCTATAAACTCAAGAGCCGCCTTATCTGCTTTCAACCCCTCCTGCTTGCAAATATATTCCAAGCGGGCCACAATTCCAGAAGCACTAATTCGGTTGAAATCATACCGCTGAACGCGGGATAAAATAGTAGCCGGAATTTTTTGTGGGTCAGTGGTACAAAAAATAAAAATAGTTCGGGCCGGCGGTTCTTCCAATAATTTAAGCATAGCATTCCACGCGCCTATGCTCATCATATGACATTCGTCAATAATGTAAATTCTATATTGCCCATCCAGCGGCAAAAATTTCGCCTGCTCAATAATAGAGCGTACATTTTCTACCCCGTTATTGCTGGCGGCGTCAATTTCAATCGGTACTCCCGCCCCTTTGTTTAATTCGTTTGCAAAAATACGGGCGCACGTTGTTTTGCCTGTTCCAGCACCGCCACAAAATAAATAAGCATTTTTACACTCATTTAATTCTAGCTGATTTTTTAAAATGCCAATGACATTTTTCTGCTCGGTTACGTCTTCAAAGGTTTTCGGTCTATATAATACCGCTAAAGTTTTTGCCATAAATGCTCCTATTTATTGAACTCTTTTTGAAGTTCATCATCACTCATTTTCATTTGTTTTTCGGTTAGCTGTACCAAAACAAATACACTAAAACACGGCTCTTCGCCTTTGCAATGACTGCTGTATTGCAAGTCAATTAGTGGAAAATTTTTAGATAAAATTGCCACCTTAGTCGCTAACCTCTGCGGGTCGCTATCCCACAAACAAATCGGGATTATATTTTTATGTTCTCTAAACTGCATTTACTTCCTCCTATTCTTTATTTAAATTGTGCCGGCTTTTCGGGTTCTTGCGGTCTATGCCGGCGGACGCTCAAAAAGGAAGTGTCATAATGGAGTTAGCACTCCCTTGCCCTCGTTGCTGAGTTAAACTTAATTTAGAATAATTAAATTTTCCTTTGCCCGAGTTATGCCTACATACATCACCTTTCTTTCTTCTTCGTTCTTTAAATAGGGCGGCTGCTCAACCGGAAAAGGCCCGTACAAAAGAACATTTTTTGCTTCAAGCCCCTTACTGGCGTGAACGGTCAATAATTTAACAACATTTGATTTTAATACCCCGCGCAGCGCCTGCAAGGACATACCCTCTCTTTTTAATGGAATACAAGGGATATGATATTTTTTGCATAAGTCCAATACTTCAAAAATTTGCTGGTTAGTGCGTACCAAGAAAAACCAATCACTCCAATCTTGCTCTTCCTTTGATAATGCGGCAAAAACGGAAGCAAGAGAAGCACGCGTTCCAATTTCTAAAAATCCATCGCTCTTATTACAGCGCTTGATATTCTTCCCAAGTTTATCCCATACCTGAGAAATAACCCTATCTGCAACCGCCAAAACGGCCCGTGAATTGCGATAATTATTATTTAACCAGTAAACCTTCCACCCCTTATCCTTTACAAGACTTTTAAATATCTCTACATTGCCCCCTTTAAAGCCGTAAATCGCCTGCCAGTCATCCCCTACGAAAAAATAATTTTGCGCATTTAAAGCCCGAATAAAGCCATATTCAAGAGAGCCCACGTCCTGCAATTCATCCACCAAAACATACTCGGGATATATATTGCGTGAATTAAAATAAGCGGTGGCCTTAATAAGCAATTCATCAAAGGTGATGATATTTCTTGCCCGGCATAAACCGTCAATGCTTTTCGGGTAATCATCATCAGCCGGAATATCAAGTTGCTTACGATGAATTAAGCAAAGTTCCGCATTTTCACTAGGCCTTAAAAAGTTTACTAATTCATCCGGAGCGGCTTTTCCAATTTCAACCGCTTTGCGCAAATCCTCATATTCCATCCACCTATCAAAAGTTAATCTCTTGCAATAGCGGTTAATTAGATATTTATGAAAATTAACATTATGCGTTTCATTAAAAATTTCAAAATTACTTTCGTCATTGCTTGCTTTTAAAACCTGATTGGCAAAACTATGAATCGTTCCAATAAAGGCGTCGCCAATACCGGGCACGCCCTCTAAGCGCTCGGCCATTTCTTCCGCTGCCATATTTGTAAAAGTGATACAAACAATGTTTGACGGCTTTACCCCTTTATTCAATAGGTATTTTAAGCGCTCGGTAATAACCCGAGTCTTTCCAGAGCCAGCCCCAGCAACAACAATAACATTTTTCTCCTGCGCTTCAACTGCCGCTTTTTGTTCTTTATCTAGCATTTTCCAAACTCCCACGAACCTCTAAAAAGGTTTGCTCATCTAAAATATAATAATTTTTTTGACCCGGCCCAAAATTAAAAGCCAAAACCGCGTAATCTCTTCCCATTGAAAACGCTTCCTCTTTATTCTTTTCAAGCCACTCTTTTTTAATTGCAAAAGACTTTTTATCCCTTACGCAAGTTTTACATTCAATTAAAATGCCCCTAGTTTTGACATCGCCCTTTGCAAATGGGGTCGCCCCGCTGTTTGCCTGCCGTTTAGCGTTCAATAACCGGGCAAGACTTTGCTCCTGACGCTTTGCAAATTTTCTTGTATTCATTGTCCATCCTCTCCATTTCCTGCTTAGCGCGTAATAACCGATTTGCTACCCTTAAAATATCGGGGTCTCCAGTTGGTAAATCGTATCCGCTAAAACCGCCCCACTTTGCAAATGCCTCATCATAACAACCTATTTTCATATACTGCGGATACTTTTTATGTAAATCTCTTAACTCCCTACACCAACGGTCAAATTCTTCATCCGTGATTATATTTGTATCCATCTTGTAATATAGGCAAGAATGAACTAAAATTTGCCTACGTCGCCGGCGTATTAAAGAGATTGTTTTTTCCTTTTCTTCGTTTACTTTTGGTTTAAAAAGGTTCATATTTCTTCCATCTCTAAAATTAAATGTTTTGGTACTTTACCGCGCCATCTAATTTTTGGGTCATCTTCGCAGCATAAATCCATTATGTAATAACCCGCAAACACTCCGGCTTTAATTCCAATCATTTGAGTTTGTGGCATTGGTTCCTCATTAGTTAAAACCGGGTGAGCCACCATATCTTTTTTAACACAAACGCGATACCGTGTTTGAACTTGCTCTGGAATAGTGATATCTACGCCACCAACAAAACCGCTATTCTCGGCAAACCAATCGGCCACGCTTTCAACTTCTTCCCCGTTTACTATTCCGGGTAAATCAAACTCTTCCCACTTTATCATTTACTGTTCCTCCATTTTTATTTTTTGTTTTATTTCTACTTCCTTAATTTTATTATAGTAAATAAATTTTAAAAAGTCAACAAAAATTTTCGGGGCATTTTTTAAACTCTTCAAAGGTTAAATCGTTCACGTCTTTTCCGGCGGGGAATTTTAGTCTAGTGATAATTTTCTTCCCGCTAAAAAATTTAATAAATCGCCGGCAACCTTTTTCCCCAGCTTCATCCGGGTCTAATGCTAAAACATATTTTCGGCAGGGCAAAGAAAGTAATTTTCTATATTGAATTTCATCCCCTGTCCCAAGTAGGGCCACCGCAGGCCGTCCATACTTATAAGCGGTCATAGCATTGAAAATACTTTCGCAAACCAAAATCTCTTTTAAATGATAGGCATCAATTTCATAAAGACCGTAAACAGGTTTTTCAACTTCTTTGGGATAATTAAAAAATTTTGACTTTACACTTCTTCGGGCAACAAATAAACAATTTCCATTTTCATCCCGAACGGGCATTGTAATTGTATCAGTCTTTTGGTCATAGCCGACATCAAATTTATCGCATAATTCTTCAGTAAGTCCGCGCTTTTCTAAATAAGGGTGATAGTAGCGGTACGAATCAAGTTCTTCTTCACTTATAAAATTATTACTGCTTTCCACTTTATCCTCGCGCCGTTTAACATCTATTTTTAAATCGGGGCGTTCTTCCACTTGCACCGCAGCAAAAGTTTTAACCAACCAACGCGTTCCCATTATTCCGGAATCGTCATATCCCATAACTTGCGAAATCATCATTTGCAAACTACCACTCCAGCCGCAAGTAAAACAATGCACCGTCCCGGCCGGAACATCTTTATCCACACAAGTAATCCCGCAAGACGGCCGGCGTTCTTGCCCGCCATTATGAAACGGGCAAGTGACCTGTATATTCGTTCCAGAATTACGAATTGTGGAAAATAACTTAACCCCACTAGCCGCTAATTGCGCCCGTAGCGTAGTTATTACATCCGGAACGCTAGTCATTAAATAACGATTACCTATTTTAAGCATTAAAAGCGGTCCGCCTTATCTTTAAATTCCCTACGCGCTCTTTCCACGCCAGCTTCGTCACTCTCGCTGTTGGGAATATATGTAAACTCTCCGGAGTCAATATCCCAACGGTAAGTAAGCGTGAAACCCTTTGCGCCATCCCTATTTTTCAAAACATTCATTTCTAAAATTCCATCACTGTTTTTAATTGAAATGACCTTGCTTGAGTTTTGTGCAACCGCGTCGCTTTCTGCTAAATGTTCAATCTTAGGGGCTCCAACCTTATCGTCTTCCCCCTTTGCCACCGCCGCGCGGTTTGCTTGTGCTGCTGCAATTACCGGAATCTTTAAGCGGTCACTTAATAAAAATAAATCTTCGCTAATGTGGGCATAATCTAGGCGAGTTTGCTGACCCTTTCGGGCTCTCTCATCTCGCATTAGTGAGTATTGGTCAACCCCTAAAACCTTAATACCATTTCTTTCAGCAAAATCACGTAGTTGTGATACTGTTGCCGGCCCTCCCAAGTCTTTCGGGGTTATTACAAAAAACGGGGTTGGATTTTTACGCAATAAATCTAAATAATCTTTATACTGAGCTTCGTTTACCCTGCCTGCGCTTAAAAGAGAATTACTAAAATTTCTATGTAGGGCGTCAAAGCGAAATGCAACGCTTGTGCGGCTCATCTCCCCGCTATAAAGGCCAACCGGGTATCCCTGCGACCAACAACCCTCTAAACATTTTTCAACAACCCACGATTTACCCTCATTTGTACGGCCCAACCACGTAACTAATTCTTCCCCGCTTTTCCATCCAAACAAAAGTCTATCCAGTTCATCAAACCCGGTTGGAACGAAGTATTGCTTTTCCTGCCGCCGTTGTATTTCTTTTAAACGGTCTGCGCTATTAGCTATAATATCATACCCGCCAATACTTATATTCTTTTCAAGCCGTTGCAATTCTGCCCGTATATATTTAACAGCTTCCATACTATCCGTCTTTAATAAACTAGCAGCTTTTTGAATAACTGGTACGGCTTCAAAATAAAGGTGCTCTTCCTGTATTGTTTTAATTAAATAATCATCCGGCTCACTGCACTTAATAAATTCAAACTCCGGAAATTTTGCTGCCATAGTAGCGCGGTCAGGAGCTTTACCATATTTGTCAAAATGATTTTTAATAAAATCAAATTCATCACTATATGCTGCAAAATGAGCTTCGGTTAAATTATTATCGGTTACCAAGCGCAAAGAATTTTCTTCAAGTACCCGATTTAAAATTTGCAAATCAACCATATCATTTTCCTCTCATATCTTTGCCCTTAAATTCAATCACGGTTGAATCAAATATACGGGAAGTAATGCGCTTTCCAAGCATTGACTCCATTACCTGACGGCTTGAATTTCCGGTTACAAAATTAGATTTAGCATTAGAAATTCTTTCATCAACTAAAGATAAAAGCACCTCTAATTCAAATTCGCTGACTGCCTTAACTGCTAGGTCATCCCATACAACCAAATCTGCCGAGCGTATTGCTTCTTTAACTTCTAAAATATCGTTCTTTTCGCTTATATTATCTTTTAAGCGTTGCAAAAAGGTCGGCACGTGTATGAAATAACCCCGTAGGCGAAAAGCGTTTCCGGCCCATATTTTACCAAAATACGCCTTCATCAATTTAATGACCCAAGTGGTCTTTGCATTACCGCATTGCTTTGACCATAAGTAAATACTTTTGCCGGACTTCACGAAATTTAAAATATCGTCTTGTATCTCGCGCAGCTGGTCGTAAGCATCCCAATCGCTGGCGGGGGCCTGTAATTCTTTGTATGGAATATATGCTTTTGGAATTTTAGAAAGTTCCAATAGCTTATGATATTCCAAAAACCGAATACAGGACTCCCCGTCACACGGGCTTTTAGTACATACTTCTTTAAAAGCGCACTTTTCCATTTTCTACTTCCTGCAACCGCTGCCGAAGCCGTTTAATTGCTTTACCAAAATAATCCCGCTGAATTTCTAATTGCACTATAAATTCTTTTAATTCATCGGCATCATTACTCAACCAATAACCACCGGGATGAGCAGCTATGCTACAAACAGGGTAACCCTTTGAGCGTAACTCTGCCACCGCACGACGTATGCGGCGGTCTTCCAATCCAGTTACCCGAGTCAAAAAAGAGCGGCTAGTCGCATTTTTTTGACCTCTGCGTAAATGCTGATATACGCGAATTGCATCTCCGGAGAGATTAGTAAGTTTTTGTTTTCCGTTCACTTTTCTTTCCTCCAACTTTTGTTTTTACTACTAAATCTTTTCCAAACATCCTTTCCGCTATAAAGCGCAAATTCTTCCAGCCGTTTTCAATGGTCTTTCTTATTACTTCTAATTTATCATCGCTGTCTTCAATAGCGTTTAAAATATCAATTTGCGCGCGATACCACATCTTAGTAGGAATCATTCCTAATTGCTTACAATTATCCGTAAAACCATTAAAAGCGCTTAAAATCGCTTCTCCGCCTTCTAATTGGGTTAATAGTACCCTAACCCCATCCGGAGCATTAAAATCGCATTTAACCCCGATTTTGCGCGTTTTTGGGCTAATTAAAACCCGATTACCCGCGCGCTTTTTTTCTATTTCCCCATTAGGACTATACTGTATAGGGCTTAATCCCCTACTATTAGCATTATTAGGGCTATATTGTTTAGTTCCATTATCTTTAATACTATTATTTGTAGTATATAGGTTATTGGAGGGCATTTTGCCCATAGTGGGCATTTTGCCCATATCCCTATACAAACCGCTAAAAACGGGGTTACAAAGATATTCGTTGCAAACCTGCCCGTTTAACTGTACCAATTTTTTGGAAATTAGACCTTTTTTAATCAAATTAAGTAAAACGCGCTGAACTGTTTTTTTATCACATCCAAGGGCTTTAGATAAATAATCCAAAGAAACGCGGGCCTGCCGTTCTCCATTTTGAGTCAGCCCATAAATCACCGCGTAAGCATCCTTTTCATTCCCTTTTAATTTTAATTCGTTTACCATCCACCCAAGCACCACATAATAATTTTCGTTAATCATAAAAACTCCAAAAAATAGCCCCCTAGACACTTTTGTTGCTTGCCAGCATACCCGAGGTCTAGGGGGACGTTATCTTAGCGAGGGGCCAAAATCCACGCTCAAGAAAAATTTTCTAACTTCGGGTATGCATCATCCGGTGGCAAGTCCGGTTCCTTCTGTATTATTATACTAACTTTTTATAATCAAGGTCAAGGGTTTTGCATAAATCTTTTACCTGATTATTTATTTGCTCCTTGCTATCCTCCCATAAAAAATCTAATTCATTTTTAAGATTTGCTCCTTTTTCTGGCAAATCCCGTTCTAGCGAAATAGTGAATTTATAATACCGATTATTTACCGGCAAAGTTAACGAAACCTCCGCGCGGATAGTACGGTTTATCGCTTTTGATTTATATATCATTTTGTTTTAGTAACCCGCAGGGCAACTACCTCTTTATTGATTTGAGCTGCTGCAATATCTTGCGGTTTTACTAAACCTAAAAATACGGCTTTTTCAAGGGCAGCGGGGTCAACGTATTCCTTAACCTTAATGAGCCCGGCGGATACTTTTTTAGGCAGTTTTTTTACACATTCAAGCAATACCTCATCATCAAGGGTTTGCCGAACCTGTTTAATAACCGAGTATTTGTACTGCCCAAGTTCCCCTTTCAAGTCGCCGCTAGATAAACAAATACCCTTAATTTGTTCTCCAAGGGCGGCGGCACTTTCTTTAAAGTGCTTTGCTTGAGTATTAGCATCATAATATAACGGCACTAATTCATCAAGCGTTTCTGTCTTGTTTTGCTGCTTTGTGTTTTCTTGCATATTTTAGTCCTCTCTTTTTGCGTTCTAGCAAATCTTTCCCATAAGCACCCCAGCATCTCTGCGCGTTAAAATCGGCCATTAAGCCCCAGCGCTTAGACCTTTGTAATTTAAATTTTTTAAATAACTTGATATCCTGTTTAAGATAATACCGACGGCAACGGCTACCAGCTTGAACGAGTATTGGTTTTGGAAATTCTTTTCCGGTTACCCCACCAGTTTTTTCAAACCATAGTATCCAATTTTTCACCGTTTGTTCGGTTACTTCCAACAGTCTAGCAACTTGAGCAATTGATAATTTATCATTTGCTTTCATACTTATTCTCCTAACTTAATAAAAATTCTACAAGGTCGCCACGATTTCCGGTAGCTTTTATTCCATCCACCAAAAAATCGGCGTACATACCCTTAGTCTCTAATAAGCGCGCTATTTTTTCATCAATAGTACCCTTACATCTTAAAGTAATGATATTTACAGTTCCACGCGTACCTATACGGTAAGCACGGTCCTCTGCTTGCTCTTTAGTACCTTTGTTCCAAGGTTCATCTAAAAATATGACCGTATTAGCAGCGGTTAGCGTGTGGGAAGTTCCCATAAAACCAATCGTGCCGATACATAGCTTACAAGATTTATCATTTTGAAATTTAGACTTTTGCGCTTCTACATCTTTTTTAGTTTCCCCGGTCATTATAGCGGGATTAAACCGTGCCAACCTTTCTGTAAGCGGGCGCAGTACCTCTACCCAGTTTGAAAAAATAAGGCATTTACCCCCGGTTTCGGCGATTTCTTCCACTATTTGCTCCGCCCGGTCAAACTTAATACTCTCTAAAATGCTGGTGCTTAAAATTCCAGTATAAGAAGTCGCCTGTCGCAACCTAAGCATTTGAGTTAGGGGGTTTGGACTCATTTTAATTTTATCTATATTTGCCCGTAGCTCGGTTAAAATTTCTTGATAAATTAAGCGTTGTTTCGCGCCCATTTCTAAAAACTCATCACTATGTATTTTTGGCGGAAGGTCTAAACAATCAACTTTTAATCGGCGAAGTTCAATTTCTTTAATACGGTTTCTTAACTCGGCCATATTTTTATAACCAAGAATTTCGTTACCCCCAAAACCGCCCATAATACAATAATGCTTTTTAAAAGCGGTCATACTGTGGGTTTCTTTACCCAACCATTTAAGAACGGCAAATGCGTCAATTGGGTGATTTAAAATTGGAGTTCCACTTATAGCAACCATATTCGGGGCGCTTAAACTTAAAAGACCTTTGCCCTGCTGGCTTTGTGGATTACCGCAGCGGTGGATTTCGTCAAAAATAATTGAGCCAATTTTTCCAACCTTTAATTCCCTTTGCAATGCGGTTAAAAACTCCTCGCTACGCAAAGATTCCATATTCGTAATTAAAAAATGTTCGTGGGCGTTCCATAAATCTGCAACTTTATCAATAGTTCTTCCTACATATTCTTCGCCGTTCTTACGGGTTAATTGCCCAAGAACTCTAGCACTTAAATAGGAATTATTCTTAACTTCTTTTTTCCAGTTCCATTTTGAACCGTTTACCCCGCAAAGGATTAAACATTTACCTCTTCCACCTTCCATCACTCTAATGGTTTCAGCATCAATACAAGATTTTGTTTTGCCTAGCCCCTGCTCATCTGCCAGTAAGTAACGGGGATTAGTTAAAGCAAACCTTACGGCTTCAATCTGGTGCTTAAATGGTTTTAATTTCCAACTATAATGCGCCGGAATCGCCCTTAATTCTTGTTTTTTTACCGCGCCGTCCTTTTGATATTGGATATGGAAAGAATTTCCTTTACGGTTAGCTTTTATAAAAGTAATTAAATCGGTACTAGGGATTTCCCATATTTTTTCTTTTGGGTGATAGTGCCTTTCATTAAACATTGCCATAAAAGATACCAGCACTTTATCATAAGCAAAACTGATAAATGCGGACTCACCAACTAATTTTTTTCCTGCTTTTATAACAATTTCAATTTTCATATTTACTTTATTATACTAAATAAATTAAGGAAAATCAAGAAAAAACCACCCCCCTGAAGGGTACAGGGGGGCTGTGGGTGTTTGGGTTTGCCAGAATGCCTAGCAGCATTCACAAGGATGTTTTGGATTTTCAATTTTCATATTTTTACGTAATGTAAACTCTTCTTTTTTACCTTTATTCCATCCCTGCACCGGGCGCAAGTAACCAACTACGCGGGAATATACTTCACATTTAGGCCCGTGAACGTCCTTCATTTCTTCTTTAAGTTCTTTTAATTGTTGTTCTTTTACTTGTCTTTCTTGTGCCGTCATTTTTTTGCCTCGCAATAATCAATAAAGTCCATTATAAATACTTGATTTTGGGCGTTTAATTTTTCAAAATCGCCTAAATCAAACCGATACATACATATCGGGCAATTACTTTTTTTGTTGCCGGCGCAACCAGTCAAGCCGCTGAGAAGCAGACATAGCAGAATTAGCCGTATGAATTTTTTGCATCCTTTCATATTCTTTGTCACTTTGCTTTGCATTATCTACTCTTTCAAGGGCGCGCCCGTGTTTTAATAACAAAAAGGCAGAGCCCGCTATAATAGCGAGCCCGCCCATTAAAAACAAACTGCCCTTGATAATCTCCCCGGCAAAGTCCATCTATTTAACCTTACTTTCCGGAGATTTCTTTTTTTCGTAGTATTCGGCAAGTGCGCCGAAACCGTAGGAAAATTTATCCATTACGGCAAAAATAGTTCCTACTATTTTATCATCTGTTTGCGTTTTAGTGATTTTAACTAAACCAGTCAAGAAGCCCCGAATAGCAGTTAAAAACACATAAAGCCCACCAATAACCATCAGCGTAATTGACAACCACTGATATTTATCAGCTAGGCCGATAAGCAAGTTGATTACATACATAATCGCTTGTTCCATACTTCCTCCTAGTCTTGTAATCCTTTTTCTAATTCCATCCTACGTTTAAGGCGCAAAATCTTTTCGGCTTTAATTAAATCCAACTCTTCCGGTTTAATCAAAAACATCTTTTTTAATTGTACCAGCATTATTTCTACATCCGCAATTTCTTCAACGATATTTTTCATATCGCAGCGGCCATCTAAAGATTTTAAAATAGCTGTTTGTAATTCTGCTAACTCTTCAACCGCCTTAGTTTGCTGATGCTGGCGTCCGTAATAGCGAATAGCTTTTTCTAAAATTGAAATCATTTTAAAATTCCAGTAATTAAAACATCCCGATTTTCCTTTGCCCGATTAGGAACTTGTTTTGCATACCGGCTATCCATCAATTCTTTAGCCGCTAATTTGTAATCTCTTTTTTCAAGTGCGGCAAGCATCTTTTTAAAGCATAGCAAACCATTGATGCCTAAATTAAAACAAAGGTCAAGTAAAACGATTTGTCTATTAGCGTCTAAATGAGTAAAAATAGGGCATTTTTCTTTTAAAAGGTTTTCTGCCTTATCTATATCCTGATTAAAAATAAATTTGCTAGCTTCAGCGGAAATACCTTGCTCTAAATTATGCCCGATACCAATAGTTAGGATTCCCCGTGAATCGGTATAAGGTTTTAGAACTTCGCCTTCGTGTTTTTTAATATAGCGTTCTGCTACTGCGCGTGCGTGTTTCATAACCCTCCAAAAAATAGGGAATATCGCTTGATATCCCCTATTATAACACATTTTAATTTTAATTACAACTACGGATGAAATATCATAGCGTGACGCTTTGCTTTATCAGCGCAGCCGTCCGGGTCATCCATCCACATTGCCGTAAACATTACGTAGGTATCTACGTCCCATTTTGGCTTATAGAAATCGCTATGTAGCATATTGATAACGTAATACACATCATTTTTATCATACTTTGCTAGCTCAGGATTTCTACGCATCAAGTCTTCCACTCTTTCCATAGTGAAATACTCGCCTTTAGTGCCGTCTTTATGTGTTAAGTTCATCACATAGTGTTTCGCTTCCTCTTCCGTTAAATGGTCGGAACCCATAATCTCCTCCACTTGTTTATAGTATTTATCATACATTTCCGGATGATTCATTTTTAGCATTTCCATTATGTTTTCAAACACATCGGCCAATTCTTCCATCTGCTCGTTTTTGCCATATTCTACAATATGGGCGAGCAATTCTTTAAAGCTCTTTTGTTCTGCCATTTTTCTTCTCCGTTTTAAATAAAGCATCTACCTCTTTCTTTAACTCTTTAAAGTAAAGTTTGCATAGCTTGTTTCCCTGCTCGGTAAATACAAGGCCGCCAACTAAAAACCCAAGTAATCCTTTAAACATAAATCCTCCTAATTACCAGAGGATTGAGTTGTTGCTTCCGGGGCGTCCGGGTTTAGTTGCGGCGGAACAAACGAAGTTCCACAAAGTGAATAAGCCCGCCGAACTGTGAAATGAGCGGGGTTAGTTCCGCAGCGTAAGCAATAAATTCTCTGCGTTCTTAACTGGTCGCTCATTACATAGTTTCCGCAGGGTTTTTCAAGCGGATAAGCAGTTCCGTTCATTAAAATTTGAACGGGTACTGCCGTTCCATCATTGGGAATAGATTGAGCTAAATAAAGCCCCAAGCATTCTCCATTTATAAACGTAGCTGACGGAATAGTAATTTGTAAAGCCCCACCCGCCAACGCGATTCCGGTGGATACCATTCTTTTACAAGAGCATATCATAATTAACAATCTCCTTAATTTAAAATAGGGGGAGGGTTACTCCCCCTTACGATTAAGCAATTACGCTTCCGCCACAACCACAACCGCCGCCGTTAATGCCTAATCCATTAACAATGCCAGCGTTCGGGCAAACAGCGCCAACTCCGGTCACGTTCGGTCTTACAAGCATATTATTTTGAATAGCCGTAAGCTGAGCCGTAATCGGGGCGATAGAATCTTTCACGAATAATTGGTTTTGTAAAACCAAATTATCACGCTGAGAATCATTCAAGCGGTCACGCAATTCTTGAATCGTCTTTTCGTTAATCATCGCACGGGTAGCGTTACCGTCGGCGTAGATAGAGGCCTGAATAGCCGCAGACGTGGTAGCGATTTGATGTTGAGTATCCGCGAAATTCATCATTTCCGTTTTCTCTGCATCGCACGTCGCCCGGTAGTTTTGGAACCCAAAACCTCCGCCAATAGAATCATAGCCAAAAGGCCCGAATCCATTGCCCCAGCCGAGCCCGTTACCGAACCCGAAGCGATTGCCTAAAAAGCCACCGCCAAAACCGTTCCCGCTCATAAACAAGAACAGTAAGAAGATGAGGATTACAATCCCCCACCAACCGATTCCACTTTTAGTTTCTTCCATCTTATTTTTCTCCTTAATTATTTTTTAGACAGTCTATCTAATTCCGCCCGGAAACGGCTCAAATCGTCGTTTATAGGCGCATTTTGTTGAGAGGGTAGGTTACCCCCTTGAAGACTATCTAAATCTCTTAAAAGGGCGTTTTTATCAATTCCGCCCATTTTACAAAGGGTGGCCGCAATCGGGTTGCTTGCCATACCCCGTAACTTCATCAGGAAGTCTTTTTGCACTCCAAACTCATTTAAAATCTTTTTCGCGTCCGCCAGCGAGTTCACTGGACGGTTTCCTAGCGCTTGCTCTGCTCTGGAAAGCGCCGTTTGTAGTTGGGCTTTCTTTTGTGGGGGCAGAAAGTTGCTCGCGATTTGTACCAGATTTTTTATATTCATTTAATTGCTCCTCCATACTATTCATACGTTCATTAAGTTTAAGCAAAAGGGCGTTAGTTTCCTTTTGCAATTCTTCCGGCGTTTTTTCTTTTTCAATCACACCTAGCTCAATCAACTTATTGCGGTACTCATTTATCAGCTTTAGCGCGTCATTATATTTTTCCATAGTAACGCCTATTTTCTTAAATGGTTGCCCGTAATTGCATTGAAGAATAGTGTTATCTTCAACGGTGCAATACATTATGTTTTGTAGTGCTTGATTTTGGTTGTACATAAGTATCTCCTTATGCCCATATTAAATAAAAAATCCGCCCCCAGTTATGAGGGCGGATTACGGGTTATTTAGGGGCGTCCATTAGGGTTGACGGCCCGGACTAAATAACATCACGTAAAGGGAGGAATACTTATCATTTTGGTAGATATTAAAAACTTCGGCCATACGGGAAAATGCTTTTCGCTTTAGCCGTTTATACTTATCCTCGTAATTATCAAAATTTATATCACTTCTTTTTACGTTATATAAAATTTCAATTACTTCTTGATAAGTCCAATTTTGAAAATGTTTGAGGGTAATGCTTTTTAGGGTAAGTTCATCAAAACCGCATAAAACAAGAATCTCGTCCTGCTGAGGAGGAGTAAGTTTTAAGAATAACTGTTTGGCGGTTTTGCGGTCAAATTTCATCCTATGCCTTCTTAACAGCATTCATAAAAGAACGCACATTTTGGACGAGGCGGGTGGCGCTAAAATATCCACCAGTTGTTTTAGTAATTTTACCAACCGAGGTATAAGACGATATACGGGTTGCCATAATTTATCTCCAATTATTGAATAGTAAAATTTGCGCTGTTTTCTACGGTAGAATCATCAGCGGCAATAATATCCGGTTTATGTACCACCCCTTCCATTGTAGTTGTGGTAGAAGGAACGTACGAAAAAGCTAAAACCAACACAACAGCGAGCACCGCTAAAAACCCGGCTAGAGCGGAAAGAATGCCGGATAAAATAAACCAATCTTTAGGACGCCACGCTAATTTGGCTTCTAAAATACGGGCCTCTAACTCTTTTTCCCGCATACGGGCATCCAACCGTTTTTCCGCTTGCTCATCAAATTTTTTTATCATTTCTTCAGCGGTTTTTAAACGGTCTTTAAATTCAGTAAGGACTTGTTCAATGTTCTTTTCCATAATTGCCCCCCATTTTTAAATACAGGTCAAATTTTCCAAGCATACCTTCCAAACGGCCTTTTAAATCGGCAATATCCCGTATGATTGTTTCAAATTTTTGCTGCGTCCCCTGCTGATTTTCCAGTTGCCGCCTTTCAATTTCTTCCAGCTGTTTTTCGTATTTATCAAGCCGTTCTTTATGATTATTTACCTCCGTTTGCAACGGGGCAACTAATTTACTATCTAATTCTTCAAGTAAAAAGTTTTTAAATTTACGCCAAACAACCGCCGCCACAATAATGAATGCCATTATCACTATAAAAAAAGCATAGGCAAGGCCGTAAAGAAAATATGAATCAATTTGCATAAGCACCTCTTATTTTAATTATAAACATCCTTACTTAAAAAATCAAGTTCTAAAGATTATTAGCTTCAATAAGCTGTTTTCTTAATTCTTCAATTTGTGCTTCAATATCAGTTATTTTATTGACAGCAAACGAATCACCAAGCAAAGCGGCGCGTATATTGCGAGAAGTTACCTGCGCTTCTAGTTGAATGATTTGTTCTTTAATGATTTCATCGTGAGTTGGTTCTGGTTTTTGCGGGGCATATCCTTTTACATACCAAACCCCCGTATATGCTTCTTCAACTTCCATTTCCGTCATCCCAATTGAAGCATAGTATTCCGGGTTTACCCCAACGCCTAATTGAACTTCCTTTGTGTTCTCATCAATAATTTTAGCCCATTTTAACATAATAATTTTTCCCCTTAGTATTTAATAAAATAATTTATAGCGAAGTTCACCGGACGTACTTCGTTTGCTGCGCCGTAAATTGAATTTGATAAAGCGGCGTTTAAAACAAAAGAGCGTTGTCCAGCTCCGCTTCCGTACTCTTTACACCCCTGACTGCCGGTTTCGTAGTCAGCGGCTTGCAAAGCTCCAGAACTGGTAGTGGCGGAATTGTCTTTATCGCTGTAAATAAATCTATTTTCCTTACGAATTTTTCCGGTGATATTGGGTAACCCCTGCGGTTGTTTAGTGTACATATCCGCTGCGCTATTACCACCTAATCCACGTAAAAAGCATCCGCGATAATCCGGAACGTTAAATGTGGTAGAACCATCTCCAGAACCAAAGCTAGTACCCAATAAAGCATATAATGCGCTATACCGCGTACGAGATACGGCTTGCCCATTACATAGCAAAAATCCTTCCATAGTAGGAACAGGACCCATCATTAGCGCTCCAACCGGAATCAGTTTTTGACCAGCCGATTCGCTGAGGTTTGATAAATCTTTATTTGCCGTAGTGCTTTGTAAAGTATTTAAAAGCTGTTCAAGATTAGGAACATCGGTGCTATTTAAATAGTTAGCAAGTGCCGCTACATCCGCAATTCCCTTTTCCCATTTATTAACATCCGCGGGATTTACAATCTCGTTTAGTTGCCAGTTTTGCTTTGAATCATAATTTACGTTATTCATTTATTACACCCCTTCCTTTACTTGAATTTTATGGTTAATTGCGGTTTCATCTAAAATAGGGATATATACCGTAACATCTGTCAAAACAGTATCATCCGCTTTGCATAGCTGTAATCGCGTAATCGTACTTACTTGCTGTGGGGTAACCTCATATTCAATTTCTACGGTATTATTTGAAACTTGTTTCACCGTAAAATTACTGATTTCCACGCTTTCATTCAATACTACTTTGCTAATTTCATTCATCACAAAATTAGCGGTATCACTCAATAAATTATTAGTGATAGAATTAACATTTGCCAATTTAAATACCTCCCCTTCTCCCCTTATCTTAAACGGATACTTTCCTAAAATCCAGCTAGTTCCCAGTTTATAGTATATCGTGGGGATAGATGTAATTACTTCATTTTCAAAAATCCCATATACAAGTAACGGCTCTGTAACAAAAGCCATATTTGCCGGCTTAACTTTATTGATGACTAACTGCACCTCTTTTGCAATTCCTTCATTTTCGGTACTATAATTTATATAAATAATATAGTCGGCATAGTCAACCACTAAAGTATAAGTTCCGGCTCCTAATAATCTATCTAGTTGCGCCCTTAAAAATCTTTCAGTATAGGGTGGCTGCAACTGCATACGGTTTAAAATTCTTTCACGGCGGAATTGTATAGTATCTGTTGCCTGAGGAACAAGGCCGTAAATTTTTTCAAACATCGCAATTCCATCTTCGTCAGCGGTTAAAACAAACTGATTCGCCAAAATTTTATCTTTTTGAAGGCGCACAAGATTTAGCTCGCCATCTTCTACTCTAGCGATTTCTTGAAACTCATAAACCCCGCGCTCGTAAGTTGGCTGATGTTGGCTGATTTTATTGGGCATTTACCGTCACCGTCCCCAAAACCGGCAGTTCTTGTAGTTGTGCCGTTTCTGTAAAAAATAAATCTGCATCCGCACCATTTAATCTTATTTCGGTGATATTTAAAATTTGCGGTATAACAATTAAAATGCCGATTAAGTTAGCTCTAAATAAACTTAAAGAATAATTATTTAGCTCCGTATTATTGCCCCATTGCTTGCGCAAGGATAGCAAATAATCGCTTAAAATCGGCTCTATAATCGCTTTGATTTGTTCTTCCGTATAACCGGCTTCCAAGGTAGCGTCAATGGATATATTAACGGGGGTTTCAGTAGCGGTGGTCACTGTTACGCTATGCCCTATCGGTGCTTGACCAATTCCCTCCCCGTGATTTAATATAGGGTCAATAGCAGTTTGCACCGTATCAATTAAATCTTGACTAGCTACCCCAAAATCGGCCCCTATAATAGAACATTTTACAGTCCCTCCGCCGTTCCAAGTAGGATAAACCTGTACTGCGCCTACCCCGGAAATTCCTAAAATCCAATCCCGATATTGGGTCACACTTCCGCCGAATGCCGTAGCGCTAATTTTTTCTAAATAACGGTCGTAAAGTTCATCATCCGTTTCTTTATCCCGCGCCGGAATAAGCAACTCGCTAAGCAGAGCGGATTGTAATTCTGTTACGTTTGAAATAGGTAATAAGTTTCCAATATAACTATTTCCAGCCGTACCGGCTTCTTCACAAGTTAGACGGTACTTACCGGCTTGCACAATTCCATCTACCTCATACGCGGCGGTTACCACATAATTTAATGGGGCGGTATCACTAACGCTGGAAAATCTTGAACCTATTGGAATTTCTGCTGGATTACCGTTTGTATCAGTAAAAGTTCCAAGCTTTACCGCATAGGTTGCCTCGTATCTGCTTATCCCTCTTTCTTGAACTCTTAAATCAAGATACTGCCCGACCGCAGTTGACGGGTAGGTATTGATTAAAATGCTTTTTAATTCAATATACATTTTAGCCAACTCAGCCGCCGCCGGGGCAAGGGCATCCCATATAATAGAACCCTCTCTCTTATCTAAAGAATCCGGAACTTGAGAAAGCATCCTATCTAAAATATATTCAAAAGTATATACATTTAAATAATCAGCAAAACTGGTATCACTGCTCTGGCTCATAATACTGAAATCTCCTTTTTGTAATCAAATTTTCCGGCAACACTTATCACCGTAAAAGTCACTAAAACTGATTCCTTATCTACTAATACGGCTTTAAAATTTTCAATCCCGCTTATTCTGTCATCCTGAGTGAGGGCGTCAGTAATAGCCCGTTCGGCATCTGCCATAACAAAATCGGTATCTTTACCAATATAAAATAATAACTCGCACCCATAATTCCAACTATAAATGCGATAGGCGTATCTTTCTGTTAAAAGGATTTTTTCTACGGCCTGATAAATTGCTTTTACGCCGTCAATCTTCCCCTTTATACGACCGCTTTGAAGGTCTATTTGCCAAGTTAATGAGGGCCGCTGTTCTTGCGTGCTTGCATTTTGGTCTAATGAACTATCAACACTAGGCATCATTTGTAATACCCTCCACTCTTTCAATTACATAATATAGCTGCCCATTTTGTAAACGAATCATTCTCACAGCATCTCCAACCTTTAGCCCGCGCCATAACTTAATTTTTGGGAGGGCTAATTTAGTCTTCCACTGAGGAATAGTGTGAACGTGGCTTACCGGACCGGCAGCCGGGTCAGTTTGCCACATAGCTCCCTCATCATCCATAGCCGGAATAATATGAATATGCTGGTTATCAGCATCCTCCGGAATGTTTATCCACTTTTCCTTTACAAAGGCGGACAATAATAAGAAGGTTTCATCAATTTCAAGTCGGTTTTCAACCTTAATCTTTAGGGGCTCAACAGAGGTTACAACGCCAAGAGAAAACTCAGCCGGTTTTTGGCTCTCCATATAGCGTTGTACCACCGCTTTAATTGTTTCAATAACTGTATGCCCAAGCATTATAAAAGCACCTCTAAAGTCATTGTATGTTGCTGATTTTTAAAAGTATGTTTTGCCGTAATAATTTGACACCACTTATTCAAATCATCATTTGTAATATCTTTTAAATTTACGTAAAGCCCGCAACCAGCAAAAACATCTAATTTTCCATCGGTTGTAAAGCTTAATTTTTTTGTGGTTCTTCCCCTTAATTCTAATAACTTTTGAGCCCTATCGTCAAGTTCTGCCTGATTGGTTGGTTTAGAAACCGTTTCTCGGTATAAGAGGGGTCCCCATTTTTCGGCTAGTTCCGTATTACGCGCAAAAGAAATGATAGTTTTTTCTTTACCACTTTGTTTATCAATTTCTTTAGAAACCAATTTCACATAGGTATAACTATCCTCATCAATACTCCGGCTATAAGAAAAATCAAGGGTTAAAAGGTCTTTATCCAATAAATAATTTTTACGGAAGTTCATTAAATTTTCAAGGGTTAAAACCCCAAAATTATCCCGTACAAAAAGATATTGACCCGTTTTGATAAAAGTTTCATCCAGCGAGCCCTGAATCATATCCATTAAAGCCGCCCCGTCATACGTTTTGGGAGCGCAAATATGCGAAGATTCGGCATTAACTTGATAGGGTAACTCTAAATCTTTACAAATTTTAGTAAAGATTTGAGTCGCTGTCATATTTTTAAAAATGTATGTATCCCGGTTCCTCAAATAGCGCAATAAATCATAACAGGTAACGCTCAGGGTTTTTGTTTTGGTTAAAGCGGTCATAAATACCCGACCAGCGAATAAATCTGCTTGTCCATTAACCGAAAACCAAACTTTCGTTCCGGGGTTAAAATTATACTCGGTTGGAATCATTGTAAAAGATAGCTGACCCGCGACCCCTTGTAAATGAGTTGTCCAACTAACCTCTTGCACTAGGTCACTTATATCAAGCCGTTGTTTTGTTTCGCTATCTTCTACTATTAGCTGTATATTCATTTTGGTATTCCAATCACTGTTCCAGGCGTTAAGATATTCGGGTCGCGGCCTAAAATTAGCCGGTTATACTTTTGAATATCAACGTATTTGCTCCCCATTCCCATCACGGTTGAAGCAATAGTCCATAAATCATCACCCGGTTTTACCGTATAATTATTCGGAATAACTTTAGTTAATTTGCGTACTGGCTGAAAGCCATTTTCAACGCTGCTGCTTCCGTCCACATTAGTCACTAAATTTTTAGCGCGCGTATCTCTTGCCTGCTTTAAGGATAGCGTAAATTGGATATCGTCGTCTTGCGCTACAAAGCCGTGTTCAAAATCTTCAATACTAACTTCCATATTGATACCAAGACCAACCACGACTAATCTCATAGTCTGTTTTTGGTCACGGATTGATTCAAATAAGTTAATATAGTAAAAAGGTTGTTGAGCTAAAATACCCGAAGCCGCTACCCAAGGAGCAGATAAAATAGCGGGGAAAAATGATTTAATGGTAATCTCTGTTAATTTTTTATCCTTTAAATAATTAACTTCGCCCAACTTTATCGTCTCATAGGTTTGGTTATTTCCCGGAGTTCTTACAGTAAGTTCTGCCGGGTTTACTGGAAGTTGAATTAAACTTTTATTATAAATGAAAAAGAATTTAATTGGCATAAGTTATCCCCATATTAACATCGGCACTTTGCGCCTCATTTATCATTTTTTCTAATGCGCCCGCAACCGCGTCCACATCAGCCGTTTCCGCTACGTTCATATTTGAAATAGTAAGGGTCGGAGTTACTTGTTGATAGCGAACATCAAAATCCCTCATAGCTACATCTTTAAGATATTTGATATCATCCTCTCCAATTTTAAGCTCGTCCTTTACTTCATCCACTATGGTATGTATCGGCCCATTACCTTTAAAACCGCCCCATACGGCCTCCGCCCCGGACATACCGGAAGAAAAGGTTTTTGTATTTGCATAAAAGCTTTCAAGTTCGGCATCTCTTGCCGCTCTT